AAGGTGAAATATAACAGAAACGACTACACTAGAGTCGTAATACAACGCAATACGGAGAAATATAATGTCATTTGCAAACCTTAAGAGCTCACGAGGCTCGTCAATCGACAAACTCGTAAAAGCAGCAGAAGCTGTGTCCACTAAAACAGATTCTAAATCTTCTTACGGAGACGATAGATTCTGGAAACCTACCAGAGATAAAGCAGGAAACGGTTATGCCGTAGTCAGATTCCTACCAGCCAAAGAAGGTGAAGACCTACCTTGGGTAAGGTATTGGGATCATGGTTTTAAAGGCCCTACTGGTCTATGGTATATCGAAAACTCTTTAACTTCTATTGGTCAAGATGATCCAGTATCAGAATCTAATTCTGTTCTGTGGAATTCTGGTCGTGAAGAAGATAAAGCCACCGCTAGAGATCGCAAGCGTAGACTACATTATGTAAGTAATGTGCTCGTTGTTTCTGATCCTAGTAACCCTGAGAACGAAGGAAAGGTATTCTTATACAAGTTTGGTAAGAAAATCTTTGATAAGATTATGGAGTCAATGCAACCTGCATTTGAAGACGAAGATCCTATTAATCCTTATGATTTCTGGGAAGGTGCGGAGTTTAAAATCAAAATCCGTAAAGTAGAAGGATGGGTTAACTATGACAAGTCAGAGTTTTCAAACCAGTCTGCACTATTTGAAGGTGATGAAGAAAGACTAGAAGATGTATATGGGAAACTATATTCACTACAAGACTTTCTCAAACCAGAGAACTATAAGACTTATGCTGAATTATCAGCTAAGATGAATAAAGTTCTTGGTATTGATGCGGGTGCACCGGCTATGGAAATGCCAGCAATGAATGTAGTTGAAGAAACTCCAATGGCAGCGACGGCAACAGCCGCACCTGTTATGGAAGAACCAGCTGCAGATGAAGATAATGATACTCTATCATACTTCGCAAAACTGGCTAAAGAAAGCTAATAAAAAGAAGTGTGGTTAACCACATCATTTTTAGGGAGACTTCGGTCTCCCTTTTTTTATCTAGTGGTAGTGGATTCTTGGGTTCTATTAGGTTTAGTAACTAAGATATTAGTTGTATTTGCTTGAACACTACTCTGGGTTGAATTATCTGTGGCCATATTTACAGGACCTTGTTGGCCGACGGCTGATCTTAATTCTACATTCTCTGCTGATATATTCATTAAATCTATACCAGTATTATCTGATGTGGCCGCTGCAGTAGTACCATCCGAGGTATTCATATTTAATATACCTTGGATTCTGTTAAAATTAGCAACTGCCTTATCTACATCATCTCCGAGATTAGCAAGTCCGTCAGTCTCAAAATTAAACCCTCTTGTTAATGTACCACCTTGTAATATTGTTTCAAGTAGTCTTACATTATCATCCAAGTCAGTGATTGCAGAACCCATCTCAATAGAAATTTCACCCATAGAAGACATTCTTTCAAATACATCTGCAAAAGAACTAAATGCATCTGCACCAGCTTGAATAGTATCTGCTTTTTCACCAACCTCAATGGCTTGTTCAATAGGACTTTTAGTACCAGTAAAGAAACTTACAATAGAAGCGCCTAGATCAGCTAGAGCATTAACACCTTTACCAGCTGCAAATTGCGCTAGGCCGAAACCTAAAGATGCAAGTGCGCCTGTAGCAGCAAGTGTTCGTTCTTTATCTGCAGTCTCACCTATGGTTAATAGTTTATTTACTTCTGATACTATTGAGTCTGCAGAACTGGCAGAGTCACCTACTCCAGCAAAGAATGAACCCACACCAAATGCCGCAAGGCCGGTACCTAATGTTCCAAGTGCTCCAGTTGTTTTTAACACATCACCGAATGATAAGTCAGCAATACCAAGTAAAGTAGATATATTATCTACAATATTCTCTGCCCAATTACCATCACCGGAAAACTTTTCAATAGCTGCACCTGCACCTTCTGCGGCCACTGCTGTGGCAGAACCAATACTAAATGCAATCAAACCCAAACTCAAAGCTGCCATCGTTCCTACTATACTACCCAAACCACTAGCTGAAGTAGTATCAATAGAGAGTAGTGTCTCTACGTTATCTTTAATAGACTTAGCAAAACCGTCATTGCCTGAAAAACTTTTAACTGCTTCATCAACACCCGTTACCGCGGCCCCAGTTGCAGAACCTGCACTAAACGCGAGAAGACCAAGACCTAAGGCTGCCATAGTAGCTGAAACACCAGCTACATTTCCAACAGACATGCCTTCAAGGTCTGCTATAGATAATAATTCAGCAACATTGTGCTTTATTTTCTCTGGCCAACCACCACCCTCAAACTTGTCTATCACCCCTTGACTTAATGCTGCAGCACTTGAACCAGCAGAGAATATCAGTAAGCCAGCACCGATAGTAGCTAATGTAGCAAAAACTTCTGCGGCTGCAAATTCATCTGCTTCTAATCGGGAAATTCCTAGTAAATCATCAACATTCTGTACTATCTTCTTACCATCCATATTCTCTATGGTCTTAATTAAGAATGCACTGGAAGCGAATACAGCAGCAACACCTACGGCAGCTGCTCCAACTCCAAGTCCTGCGCCGCCTAGCATCTTCATAAATCCGCCACTGCCGCCACCACTACTACTAGAACCACCTTCTTGTGGTATACCTGATGAACGCATTTCTCTTAATTCATCTCTGATTTCTTCAAAGATGCTCGATCTTTCGTTGGCTTTTTCTTCGTCACCAAGTTTATTGGCATTCATTGTCTCAAAGAAATTATCGAAACCAGTATTAACCCTATCACTCATATCCAACGAGGCTTGTTGGATCTTCTTCATTTCTAATAGATGACGTCTAGTATTTCTACCATCACGCTCGATCTCGGATGTGGCACGATTATTTTCGCCCATAAGTTCGACTAGTTTTTCTAAACCGTCTTTACTTGGTGGTGTAGGGTTATCTTCCATTTCCTTTTCCTATTTTTTAGCGTATGCTTGTGCACCAAAGAATGCAGCTACAATACCTGCTACGGCAACAAAGTATGTTGGAGCCATAGAACCTAGAGTTTTCTGAGCTTCATCAAGTCCAACCAAAGACGCAAGTACTACTGCGAATGGATAGAGTAGTAAACCCCCTAATGCAAACCAAGTCATCTTTCTTTGAGCGTCTCTCATTGCATCTTGGTCATCAAGTTCCTTTCTCTTAAATTCTAAGAACATATCGTGTTCTTCTTTAGAGACTTTACCATCACCATTGGTATCGGCCGGGTGGTCGTTTCTTTTTACTTCTTCGGTCATTCTACATCCCTCTATATCCACTACTTTTGGATTTGTGTTTTAAATTTTCGTCTTCTATATGTTGTTTTAATAGGGCAACATATATCTGCCTCTCCCATGGTATCATACTTTCTAGTTCAGTTAAACTATATTGATGATGTTGCATTAATGCGAAGTTGGTTTGATAAAAGTTTTCCAAACTCTCATGTGAGAGGCCTATGAAAAAAAACTGTTAAGTCCTTTTAACTCTACCTCATTTTCTAAACCACACTTCTTGCATTTAAATGTATCATTATATGCTACACTAGGGGTATCCTGGAAAAATGCTTGAACTAATTTAAACTGTTCAGAGCTTAAATTTTCAATAAAATCTACCAAGTCAGACCTCTTTTCAGTCTTTGCATTATATACATTTTCATTATCAAAAATACTTTCAATACAATCAATAATTAAGTCCATTATACCCTGAACTGATTCTATATTTTCAGGATTAAGTTTCCCTATAACTTCAGCTGTAGGATACTTCATCTTAATACCAATACCATCCGATCCTCCGAATAGTATAGTACCATCTGAATCTTTCGGTTTTATAACCTTAATATCATCAATATTAATTGATAATGGATTCATAGTACCACATTCTTCATCCTTACATTTAATCTGAATCTTCATTTCTTCTCCAACTGATTTTGCTCTCAGTTGTAAGAATAACATTTCAACATCAAATACTGTAAGTTCATCCATATTTTCTAAATTGTAACAAGTCTGAATAATACTTCTTACTGCCTCACTTATTTGCACTGGGTCGTTTGACTCTAATGCAATCATTAATACCTTTTCTTCTTTTACCAAGTAAGGTCTCATATTTAACTTGGTTCCTGTAGACGGTAATTCAACCGTATAACGAGGAACACTCATTTTTGGTAATGCCATTATAATCTCCTAAAATTATATTATAATATACCTTCAAGTGCGCTTCTAAACCCTGATAGAGTAGAAGATAACGGACCTTCTGGTACATAATTATCGTAACTAAATGTTACAGTCATTTTTTGGACAGCACTTTCACTGTTATTGTCCAAAGTAATCCCCGCAACAGTGGTAGGAAAGGCATTTTCTAACCTAACACCATATACTGGAATGTTCTTATTATTCAGTTGCTGTATTACAACATCCGAAGTAAAATCTGTTTTAAATTTTGCATGATACTTATCAGTATCGAATACCTTTTCTAACCAACTATCAAATAAAGTTTTCATGTAGTAATCATTGGTTAATAAAAAGGTGCAGGTTACTTCTTCATTTAAGAAGGTATATGGTACTTTTACTGCTTGTTTTTCTGCAATATAATCTAATGTACTTACATTCCTGCCGGGTAATGTCACATTCTCACATAACATAGATATATCTCTAGGATCATTTATCATTGATTTAAGACCACCACCAGAAACCAGTGCTCCTAGAAGACCACCACCGCCTAGTAAAGAACCTTGAGGGGGTGTAAATATAACCTGAAATCTATTTGCCTTGGCGAGACCGCCACGCTTTCCTATAGTACTTTTTAACTTATCTATTGACATTATGACCTCTGATAAACCTTTCTGGATTTTGCCCAGACTGATCTGGAGTTTTTCTTTTTAAACTGTTGTATTGGTAGATATATGGCTGTTTCCCAGTCTGTCATAGGCACTCTTGACATTTGAGATTTAACATGGCCAGTCAAGTATCTTTTAAAACATGGCTCAAATTCTTTGTATTTTCTTACTCCATTTAATAAATCATAAGTTATTTTTGTTAAACGACTGTTTGGTTTTAAATCTTTAGGAGCGAGTTTAAATAATTCATTGAGTAATCTGGCACGAGCAACAGGATTTACATAATGTAGATTTAACCCATAGAAACCACCCTCTGCAGGGCCAACTACTATTGTTAATGGAAATCTATCATAGTATGGAAGTGTCTCTTTTGTCTTTGGGTCATAGAAATACATGACCATATCGCCTACTTGGACTTTACTTCTTTTTGTTAATGCGTCATCTTGGAGTATTTTAGTCCTAGAAGGCATTTCTAGTTCTCTTACCTTTTGGGTAAACCACTCTTCAGATTTAGGAGTCCTTGATCGGATTCCTGCTCTAAATGCCGCTGCACTGATTGTATCGAATATTGATGCCATATAACTATTTATATTAGCCTTTTAGTAGCTTTATACCAAGATTGGATAAAGTATCTTCTGTCCATATTTGAAATTTCCATCCTTTATGATCTGCATATTGTTGTGCTGCAGTCCACTTAGATGTATTCTTAATGTAAGTAGTAACCTCATTAATATATCTTTTGGTCTTCCTAGAAGGTTTTTTGGGCGGTACTGTCTGATTTTTTGGTTTAATTTCTACCAGAATAATGTCTTTATTGTCTAGTTCGACAAGTAAATCCACATAATATCTATGCAGTTTATTATCAGTCTTGCACTTATAAGGCACTACTATCTCTTCGCTATTCCACTTTTTAACTTTAGGATTAGATTCGCACCATTTAAATGCTTGTCTCTCCCATAAAGAACGATAGACTACCTTACTAGGATCACCTATGTACTTTTGTTTGTTCTTAATTGTATATTTCCCTTTATAAGCCATTATAAATACCTTTATAGTATAAATTATTATTTATAAGGAAAAAATTAATGGCTGACGAAACAACAAAAGAACAAGCTGCACCTCTAGTATTTCCTGCTAAATTAAGAACAGAAGCAGATAACGGAACAGCTCATGTAAAATTTACTGCGATCGGACCTCAGGATGTTTCTATTGCTTCAGTACATTTATTTGTTCCACAAGGTTTTTCAGTACCAGATGCGGCCAACTATGGTACTATTGATTTAGGTATGATGGGAGCATTTGAGGCAGCTGGTTTAAATAAAAACAATCAACAAATAACGGAAGCTGATATTAAAGGTAATGCGTCTTCACTAGGAACTATTATCGGAACTCAACTTGGCGGAAGCGGCGGAGCAGCGGGTGCTGCTCTAGGTGGGTTAAGTGCATTAAGATCAGGACTTGCTTCTAACCCATACACAGAAACACAATTTAATAATAGTAATATTCGTTCTTTTGGGTTTACATTTAAATTAGTATCAGAAAGCGAAGAAGAAGCCGATACTGCACTAGCCATAGAGAATTTTTTTAGAGATAATATGTATCCAGAATTGTCTGGTGTAGCTACAATTAAATATCCTAATAAATTTAGAATACAATTCTTTAACGGCGGAAACCCTAATAAATTTATGCCACTTATTGATATTAGTTATTTAGCTACATTTAATACTACATATAATTCAACAGGTAATTCTTTCCATAAAGGCGGCCAACCAGTAGAAATTGATATTGCATGTACTTTCCAAGAAACAAAAACATTAACTAAAGCTGATTTTAAAAGAATGGAAGAGGCTCGTTCGGCAGATAAAAGTGATGACGAAGGAGGAGAAGACTAATGGCATTTTTTAAATTATTTCCAAAAGTTGGTTACGACTTAAATAATAATGGTGTTCTACAAAATATTGTTAACATCTATAAATCAGTTCGGCCGTTAAAAGAATTTTTAGATGATTATTCTGCTTATAATTTTTATGAAATTACAAACGGTGAAAGACCTGATATTGTATCTCAAAGATTATATGGCACACCCGATTTTTATTGGACATTCTTTTTAATAAATGATTATCTACACGACGGTCTTGCATCATGGCCTATGTCACAAGAAGATTTACAAACATATATGCAGACTGAATATGAAGGGTTTGCAATTACCACACAAGTTGTTATAGCTAGAGATTCAGATAATATTATTACTGACCACGAAGGTTCATTATCAGGTAGATTTACCTTAGGTGAAACGATGACAGGTGGCACATCACTTGCAACAGGCACACTTACAAAGAAACTTAATGATTTAAACCAGTTAATTGTCCAAAATTGCACCGGTAGTTATTTAGGAGATCCTGATACAGGTGGTGGTGTAAAGGAAGTTATCACCGGCGGAACTACTGGAGATTCAGTAGATAGTTACAGGGTATACAAATATCTTGATGCGCCTTACTACTACCATGACGAAACCGACCCAGAAAAACGAATTACTGATAATGGTCAGTTTATAGTAGGGGCAAAACCAGAAAGTGATCTTGCTATTGTAACAAATAGAGCATGGTTAGAACAATCTAATGACGAAAGATCAAGACTAAGAGTAATAGACCCAGAATATATTTCGGAGTTTGTAGACAGATTTGAAGAACTCATTAACAGAGTCTAGGATTAATTAATGAAAAATACCACAAGATTACAAGGTAATGATTCTGTATCCGCATCATCTTATAATATAAGGAAATGTGATCTTACAGTAAGTAATGGTAGTACAATAAACATAAGTGCACTTCTAACTAAAATTATTATTACAGAAAATTTATATTCTGCCTCGATTGATGCAGATTTTGAAATTTTGGATGGAGTCAATTTACTAGAATCTGTAAAACTAAATGGTGATGAAAAAATAGATTTGGTTATTAGTAGAAAAGGTATTGATGATGATAATGAAACCCATAAGCATACTTTTTATATTTCAGAAATCATAGATTATGCCAGACAAAGACCTGGTTCTGCCTCATATACTATTCGTGCAGTTTCTTTACATGCATATATTAATAATATTAAAACAATATCTGGTTGTAAGAAAGGAACTATCGGTACTATTATTAATAATATCTGTGATGAGTTAAGTATTAAAGAAAAAGATATAAACACCAGTACTGACCAAGAAATTAAATGTATTATTCCAAGATTGAGGCCATTCGCTGCAATAAAATGGCTAAATTCTGGCGCATTTACATCGGCAGGTGCACCATTTTACTTTTTTGAAACATTAAAAGGTAAAGTGCAATATAAATCTTATGAAGATTTTGCAAAAGAGAAAGATAATCCTGTTGCAGAGTTTGAACATAGCCCATTTGTTAAACAATTAATGGGATCTGCAGAATATTTTAAAGAATCTGAAAAACGTATTAAGAAAATATCATCAGATTTAAATTTAACAAAGTATATCTCTGCAAGTGAAGGCGGTTTTGCATCAACAACTAGGAATATTGACATTGCAACTAAAAAATATGATGATAAAGGAATTAAATATGATTATGGTATATCAAAAGATAGTAAGTTAAATCCAAATAATCCATTTGCTACTAGAAATAATAATGACCAATATGGTGGTAGAAAAATTACCGAAACTAGTACGGGTAAAAATTATTTTATATCGGTTAATACAAAGTCTCACGATGGCTCTCAATCTTTTCATGATCCAGTTAACACAGGTGTTGCTAAAGGCCAGTCTTTTAGAGCAACAGAAGATAGTATATTACACGATATTACTATTAATGGTAATTTTAAAATTCAATGCGGTAGTATTATTAAAATAATAATTGGTAAAACTAATGCAGAACAAACTGCAGAAGTTTCATCCATTGATCAATTTCAATCTGGTAATTATTTAATATCATCTATTTCTCATATATTTTCTGATGAATACACACAACAAGTAGAAATTAAAAGCAATTCTTTTAAAGAAAGTTTAGATAAAATCATTGAAGTAGAAGAAACAAAAGCGAAAGAAGAGGTTGTATAATGAGACATGACGAATTTATGGGCGGAAAGTTTGAGTGGTTTACTGGCATTGTAAAGGTTATCGAGGACCCTAATGGATTAAATAGAGTGAAAGTTCATTGTCTTGGATTCTATGATGGAGTAGGAGATACAGACTTACCATGGGCAACTGTTATGATGCCAACAACATCTGCGTCAATGAAAGGCGTAGGTGGTAATCATCATTTGGAGATCGGTTCATGGGTCGTAGGGTTCTTTAGAGATGGCCCGTCAGCGCAAGATCCGATAGTAATGGGTTCTATTGCGACACAGACTGATGGTGTACAAGATATTCCTACGGGTTCTTCTATTACTAATAAAGTTTATAATTCTAAAGCAGGACACAAAATAGAATTAGAAAATAAATCAGGAGACGAAACTATTACAGTTACACATGCAAAAGGTGCAGTAATAACGATTGATAAAGATAGTAATTTGTCTATTACTAACAGTGGTACAACTGCATTAACTTCTGCAGGAGCCATCACTATTACTTCTGCAACTAAAACAACTATTGTATAATGACTGCTCCTGCTCTTACATTACCTCCATTAGAATGCCCGGCGGTAATACTACCCACTCCAGCAAATTTATCTAATTTCTTTGGTGGTCTTGCCACATATCCACATAAATTAAAGGCATTGGCAATTACTACGGCGAAAGACGAAGCGGCAGAATATATTAAAATTGCAGAAGATTTACAAGAAACCTTAGATACCGTAAGAGCACTATTAGATAAATATGATCCTAAGTTTGAAAAGGTAAGTCTTCCAGAAAAAGAATGGGATATAATGATTAATAGATTGGTTACAGAATATCCAATGTATATTCAGACCGAGATATTAACATTAATTAAAACATTAGTCCCTGTTGAATTTAAAGTAACCATTTTAGGTATTGAATTTGATATAATAGAAGTATTTGCTGACCCATCGTCTATTAAAACAAGTATAAGAGCAGAGGCAGATAAATTTTATGACATGCTTCCTGCAGAATATAAAAATTATGATAAGTTTGATACTAAAGAATTAAAAGCTGAGGCGGTTTGGGATTATTTTCAGTCAGAAATAAAAAAGAAATTAAATTTATTAATATCTGGCGGATTTGGAGATTTAATTAGTAAGTTTGATACTATATGGTCTGCGTTAGGTCTACCAGCATTTCCTACATTACAAGAAATTGATATAGAAGCATTAATAAGAGATAAAACCGCAGAAGAATTAAAAAAGATTTCAGTATTTGGGTTTTCTTTAGAAGATTTACTTGGAGGTGAGATGAAAGATAGCCTTGTAATTGAAGGTTATGATAGAGAACGATTAAAGAATAAAGCTCGACAGTTTGCTCAAGAGTGGCAGTTACACTTATTTAAACTATGGATGCAAAAGGTAACGGCCTTCTTTGACGCTATAGGACTGAGTGCATTGACGGCATTAATTACATTTAATTTCTGCCAATTTCTAACTCTGTTATCCTTTCCAACTACTATAGCTCTTCCAGCATCTGTTACAACAGTAATAAATACTACCATAAGTACACTACCAAATACCACTGAAACCGAAGACTAATAGGTATAAATAGATATATGGCAAGTTCACCAAAAATATTATCCGATAAAAGTATATCAGGAGACCTAAAAAGGGCCAGAATTACTTCCAGAATAAAAGGGTGGAAGGACTTAGATCTGTCTTTAACTTTACATCCAGTTAGAAAAGATATAGTACCTTTAAAAGATGATAATGCTATTAAGAACTCTGTAAAGAATTTATTAATATCAAATTTTTATGAAAGGCCATTTAGTAGAGATAAAGGCGCTAATTTAAAAGCACTTCTTTTTGAGCCCGCTGATGCCATAACAGAAATTGCATTAAGAGATAACATTACCCGAGTACTAAATAAGTATGAACCTAGAATAACTGTAATGCGGGTAAGAATTTTACACGAAGAAGATTCCAATAGTTACAATATTACAGTAACTTTTAAAATAAAAGAATACGATACAAATGAATCAGTAGAAATCGTATTAAGAAGATTGAGGTAACCAATGGCAAGTAATTTAAATGTAACTGAACTAGATTTTGACCAGATAAAACAAAATCTAAAGAACTACTTAAAAACACAATCAGAGTTTAATGACTATAACTTTGAAGGTTCTGGTTTAAGTACCCTATTAGATGTTCTTGCATATAATACGCATTATAACGCAATGGCTGCACATTTTTCACTAAATGAAGCATTCTTGGACTCAGCACAAATACGTGGTAATGTAGTCACAAGAGCTAAACTTCTTGGTTATGTTCCAAGATCGGTTCTTTCACCTAGGGCAACAGTTAATATTACTATAGATGTTACTAATGAAGTTGGTACATTGCCTGATACATTAACTATGTCAAGGGGCACAAAATTAACTAGTTCTGTAGCACAAAAACAATATCAATATGTCACTTTACAAACTCAAACTGCAGATTTGACAATAGATTCTTCTACTAATCCTGTTACTAAAAGCTATATATTTAACAATGTTTCTATAGCACAAGGCTACTATAAATCGTTGAAATATCGTGTTGATAATGATATTGAAAATCAGAAATTCCAAGTATCAGATTCAGATGCAGACACAAGTACTTTAAGAGTCCGTGTCCAAGAAAATGAACAGTCTAGTTCGTTTGATATTTATACTAGATTTGAAACATTACTTAATGTTACTTCAACATCACAAGTATATTATCTACAAGAAAATAATTCAAACTATTATGAAATATATTTTGGAGATGGTGTTACAGGTAAGAAACCGTTAAATAATAATATCATCACATTGGATTATGTTTATACCGATGGTGATGAATCTAACGGCGCTAATGTATTTTTAATGTCGGATTCTGTTGGAGGTTTTGGAAGTTCATCGGTAACCACAGTATCCGCAGCTGCAGGTGGAGCAGTACAAGAAACATCTGAATCAATACGATTTAATGCTCCTCTTACATTTACATCACAGAATAGAGCGGTTACTTCTGATGATTATAGAGCAATTATTCAAAGAGAATTTACTAATATCTCGTCTATCTCATGTTGGGGCGGTGAAGATAACGATCCGCCTGATTATGGCGCAGTTTATATTTCTATTAAACCTATTATCGCAGAAACTCTTACTACTGCAGAGAAACAAGAGATTACTGGTACTATTCTTAAAGGGAAGAACGTAGTATCTATTACACCATATATTGTAAACCCTAATTATACTTACTTGGAATTAGATGTATTCTTTAAATATAATCCAAACCTTACAGATAGAACCTCAGTAGAACTAGAATCTGTTGTCAGAGATACTATTTCTGATTATAATTTTAACCAGTTAAATAAATTTGATGGTGTATTTAGACATTCACAATTAACAGCTTTAATTGATAAAGCTGATCCGGCTATTCAAAACTCTACTGTAAGACCTTACATGTTTATGACTATCACACCAAGTGTATCAGAAGGTGCTAATAACTTTGATTTAAGTTTCACATCACCTTTTTATGAAAGTGGTGCATCAACAGATTACATTCTAGCATCTACACCATTTAAACTTGCGTATTCAGGAACTATTGACCATTACTTTGGAGATATTCCGCTAGAAAATACGACAGATAGACAAGTAATAATATATAAAATTGTTGATGGTAAAGATGTTGTTGTAATTAATAATGCTGGAACAGTTTCACCTGCTAGTGGTAAAATTCAGCTTAATAACTTTACAACATATTCTAATGCATCTATTAGACTTACAGTAACTCCGAATTCTTTAGATTTAGCACCTAAAAGAGATCAGTTAATTGCTATCGATGCATTACGTGTTCAAATTACTCCAACAGTTGATACTATTGCGGTATCTGGTTCTACTGGAACAATAGATTATACAACACCATCGAGATTTAGATAATGGCGATAAAAGACCCTTCATTCTATTCTAATGATATATCTTCACAAGGATATATTGAATCTACTGCGTCTTCTACGCGGAAGAGTAAAGAAAAATTAAGAGTCGATTCATTAATACCTTCAGAAATATTAGAAAATTCAGCAGGAATTAAACAATTACTTGAAGCGTATTATACGTTTATGAACTTGGATGAATTTATTTATCAAGAAGATGAATCTTTTACTGATATTATTTTAGACGGAAAGGCAGTATTTAGAATACCAGATCCTAATAACGAGAACGACGAATTCTTTACTGATGAACAAGGGGCATCATCTACTCTCTTATTAACAGATCCTTCTAAACAGCCAGGAGATTCTGGTTATCAACAATTATTTGCATTAGATGCTCAAAAAGTTAATATATCTAATGGTAATGAATTACCTGGTTCTTTGGCTACATTAACATCAGAAGTTGGTAAAACTTTTCAAGTGCAGATGCTGGTAAATAATGAAATTAGTAACATATACAATGGGTTTACTGCAAAATTAACTACACCTGTTAAACATTGGGTCGGCCCTGGGCCATCGCACGTTTTAAATAATATTGAAAAGGCAATGGATATTGATGCTAACTCTCAGCAATTTTTAGAGTTAATGCAAAAAGAAATTGCGTCGGTAATACCAAGAGATATTTCTGTTAATAAGAGAAACCTATATAAGAACATTGTAGATTATTATAAAGTTAGAGGTTCTGCAGATTCTATAGAAATATTTTTTAGACTTTTATTTAATGATGAAGTAGAAGTACAATTTCCATGGGACAAAACTTTAATACCTTCATCTGGTAATTGGGATATTAATCCTTCTTTACCAAAAGGTGGCCAATATTTGGATAATAAAGGTCAACTATCTAATGTTATTAAAATACAAGATAGTTTAAGATTCCAAAAATTCTCATATTTAATTAGAACAGGACAGAACGTATCTACTTGGGAAAATGTATTTAACAGATTAGTACACCCTGCTGGATTTAAATTCTTCGGCGAAATTTTAATGATTATAGAATTATCTAAAGCTATTATGGGTGAAGATACTATACAAGGTGATAGATTAAACAGGTTTGTACAATCTGCTATGCCGTATTTACAACCAGGTGCTATAGGTATTGAAGATTTACCTCTACTTGTCGAAATGTTTGCTTCAGTATTTTTACCAGAGATACAAGGTAGAGTACACAAAACTGGAACAGTTAGTATACCGCCCCAATTTCTTAAAAATGGAATTATTACAGGCGTTCTGGTTACAGAATCAGGTAGTGGTTATTTAACTGCTCCTACAATAACATCTGCTGATGCTGGGACTCCTTCCGGATTTACTACGGCAACTCTTGCAGCAAATATCACTAATGGTGGTGTTGGTTCGGTAACAATAACAAATGGTGGGGCTGATTATAATACTCCAGTTCTTACTGCTGCTGCTCCACCGGCTCATGTGTTCGATGGTAGTGATGATGAAGTTGGCGGAACCGGTATTGTTAATCTTACCGATAACACAATTAAATTGACTGCTCCTCAGGCAGCATCTATACCAGTTGGATCACGTGTAACATATAGTTCTGGTTCTGGAACAGCTATAGGCGGATTAGTAAGTGGTACTGTGTATTATATTAAAACAAATTCAGGCACAGAAGTCACATTATCCGCTACTAACGGCGGTACAGTAATTGATATTACTGGTGTTGGTTCTGGTACTTCACACTCATTAACAGGTATTACAGCAACTTTAAGCGCAGTTACTACTAGTGGTATTGTTCAGAATATAGAAATTTCTGATCCAGGTTATGGATATAGTGGAACACAAACATTAACTTTTAATGGTACTGCTATTTCAGGGCAATCTTTAGTTGCACCAGTTATAACAATAGGAGTTGATTCACAAGGTAGGTTAGATGTAGATAATATAACAGTAACATCTGGCGGTAGCGGCTATGCACAAATATTTGGGTTTGTTCCTGCTAATACTAATGCTACTAAATTCGCCAATATACTTATTAATGGCGGTTCGGATAAAACATATAGTTCGCCCCCAAGTATAGTAATACCACAACCAACAGCTACTGACGCAGATGGTGTATTATTATCTAGTAACGTACAAGCTGCAGCTAAATTTCAATTGGCACCGACAAGTATACAAGAAATTCATGTAACATTTGGTGGTTCAGGCTACTTATCTCCACCATCAGTAACAATTAGTGGTAATGCTACTGCTAAAGCTGTTTTAGAGAATGGGTCTGTAACAAAAATAATAATAGTAAATGCGGGTTCAGGTTATACTGAACTACCAACTATTACAATGAGTACACAACTTGGTGGAACACAAGCAACTGCAGTTGCCAGATTAACCCCGAGTGAAATTAGTGGAACACAGATAACAAATGTAGGTTCAGGTTATACTGGTGATCCAGTTTTAAGAATTGATTCTGCTACTACTAATGAAAAAAGAGCTACTTTAGAATCAATATTGATTATATTACTTAATCACGTATCAGATGCATCAAGAACTGATACAACAAATAATTACTTTAACACAAAGGGAGATTCATATTTAACCAGTGAAAAACGGTTCGGATATAATGAAACCTTAGAAACATTGGGTTCAATACAAATACAAAGTACTGATACAGCCAATATAAATAAATATAATGTGAATTCTTTTATTCATACTAATTAATAGGAAACAGAAAAATGACTGCTATAGTAACATCAAATGTTAGGGTAATTAATGCCGAGAATTTTAAAGAAGATGTGGCTGATGCTAACACTAGTGTATATGTTGGTATTGGTAAGTCTGATGTGTGGTCTTTAACCACCTCAGATACAACCGATACGACGCCTTTTACTCCAGTTGATGCATTAGACTCATTAGGAGAGGCGTACCAAAATATGATTGGTATGAAATTAATAGGAACTGCTGATATATCTCACGTTGTTCCCAGATATACTTGGGCAACAGATACTAGTTATCATGCATGGGATTCAGATGATGGCTCGATCTTTGATAAAAAGTTTTACATCATCACTTCTGAATTTAAAGTTTATAAGTGTATTGTAGCTGGTGGATCGGTATCGACTCAACAACCAACTCAAACACTTACGGATCCAACTGCAGAATCTGATGGATATATCTGGAAATATATGTATACAATTTCAGTTGCAGACGCAGAGAAATTTTTAACTAATTCATATATGCCAGTTAAGACTGTTAGTCCAAGAGCAGGTGGACAAGCATCTGATTATTCAAGCGATTCTACTGCCGAGAATGCTTTATCAGAAGCGGATTATGCACAATATCTTAACCAAAAGGCTTCAACCAATTCTGTCACTGCCGCTGGTATTGAAAGAATTGAAGTTACTACAGGTGGTACATATTCTAGTACACCTACTATTGTTATTTCTGGAGACGGAACCGGTGCTACTGCTACCGCAGTTATGAGTGGTTCTGGATCAAATCAAACAGTAGCAAGTGTTACTATTAATAATAAAGGCACAAATTATACAGTTGCAGATATTACATTTAGTGCTGGTGATGCCGGTGCAAGAGCAGTTATCTCACCTGAACTTGGTCATGGTACTCAACCTATTAAAGAACTGGGTGCATTCTTTATTGGTCTTAATACTCAATTAACTGGTAACGAGAATTCTGATCTTACAGTTGGTAACGACTTTAGACAAGTAACACTTCTTAGAAATCCTAAAGTATTCGGCCCAGGTGCAATTGCAACTGCTCCAACACTTAAGGCTCTTCGTTCTTTAGATTATACATCAGGTGCACCGATTACAAGTTATACTATTGACGAGTTAATAGTAGGTCAAACCTCGGGCGCGCAAGCATATGTTGTAGAAATTGATGCAGCTGCTGGTTATGTTTACTATCATCAGAATAGTAAAACTGGATATAAACCTTTTGTAAATGGCGAAAATGTTGTTGGTCAAACAAGTTCAACAACAGGTCAATTAGAAAGTAGTAGTGCTCTTCGTAACCCAGAAGTTCACCCAGGCAGTGGTGATATTATGTTCTTAGAGAATAGAAACCCTATTAATAGAACTACAACACAGATCGAAGATATTAAAGTTATTATCGAATTCTAATACATATTAAAAGAGAAAGGATAAAATGAGCACAACTACAATAAAGAATTACTCCCAAGGCCCATATTATGATGACTTTGATGAAACAAAGAATTTTCATAGAGTTTTATATCGACCAGGCTTTGCAGTTCAAGCTAGAGAACTTACTCAAATGCAAACTGCCATGCAGGCACAGATTGACAGATTCGGTCAATATGCTTTTAAACATGGTTCGAGGGTTGTAGGTGGTAAAGTCACAGTTAATACTGAATATGACTTTATTAAAATTGATTCTGCATTTACTCATACAGTAGGCGGTACACTTAATTCAGATGGTTATCTTTCTAATTTTGTGGGTACTACTATTACTGGTGGTAATAATAGTGGAACACCAATTACTGCTAAAGTTTTACAAGTAGTTGCTTCAGATGGAACAGATCCTAATACACTTTATATAAAATATTTAAGTAAAGGTGGTTCAACTAGATCCGTAAGTACATTTGGTACGGGAGAAGAGTTTTCATCATCAGGTAGTACTACTTACTATGGTAAAGTCCAAAGTACTGGTACTCCAGTAGGTATAGGTTCATCTGCTAATATTGAAGAAGGAGCATACTTTCTTTCTGGTACTTTTGTTTATGTACCAGCAGCTTCTTTACTCTTGGACAAATATACTAATACACCTTCATATGTTGTAGGTCTTAATGTAGTAGAAACTATTGTTGATACTACAACTGATAATAGTTTAAAAGATAATGCTCAAGGTACTCCAAACGAAGCAGCTCCAGGAGCAAATAGATATAAAATCAGTACAACTCTTATAAAAGAATCATTAACAAATCTTAATAGCACTAATTCTAATTATGTAACACTAATACGAATAGATAACGGCGCTCTTCAAGTAGATAAAACAGATACTACTAATGTTACAACTGAATTATCTA